TTGGAGATGACAGGTTGAAGAAACTAGGATTGTACGACCGTGGGCAGAGACACAGCCGAGACAGTGTAAGGCATGCACTATATTGGCAGTTCTTCACAGCAGGAATAAGGGAGGTGAGTGAGCTTAATGAATAACACACTGACATGGAACCAGGTGCAGGAGATTCGTAAGCTATTGGCTATGGGGTATAAGAACAAGGAAGTTGCAGCTATGTATGGTGTGAAGCCGAACACCATTAGCGACATCAAGCGTAACAAGACTTGGAATGAAAGAAAGTTGACTTATGAGCAGGTGGCACGTATCAAACTGTTACTGAACAAGGGTATGACAGTTGAGACTATTGCCGAGGGGTTCAAAGTACCAGTCAACACCATTGTACGTATCAAGAGAGGAGAGACCTACACCGACGTTGCACCTGAACCATTCGAGGGTGAGGAGTGGCAGGTACCTGAACCCACGTTCTTGTGATTGCTTGGGATTGCTTCAAATATCACTGAATTGCTTGAAATCAGCAGTAATAATATCGGTTTGATTTGAAATTTCATCCTCCCCACTAAAATGCTTTCCAAAAATATTTTCGTCACAAGGCATTTGTGAAAATTTCAAAATCAGAAATGGGTGGGGAGGAAGATTTTTGGTTTTAAGCCGACTTTTTAGGGGTTTATCAGCTGATAAACCATGAAAATTGTGTTGTCAGTGGCTGAGACAGTTAAAATTTGTCAGTTTTACTGATAAACCCAGTTAAAAATTCACCTTGATTCAAGGTGTTTCAAGGTGAATCAAGGTGAATCAAGGTGAAAAAGTGGGTGAAATTCACCTTGTTTCAAGGTGAATCAAGGTGAATCAAGGTGAATCAAGGTGAATTTTTTACGACGTTTTAACGAGGTTAGCCGACGTGGGGCTTAGATGACAAAAAACCGAACTTGAAATTCAGCCAAATTCGACGAAAAAGGGGGTTTTTGTTTTTGGTTAAGAAGAGCATTAGCGTGTACCTGGATGAGGATACCATTAGGGCATTAGAGGAGCGAGCCGAGGAACAGGGGATATCTGTAAGTGCCTTATGTAGGATAATCATAACCAGGGATGTTAGAGGACAGCCACGACCTGAACCTGAACCAGAATCAGCAAAGGCTTGTCCAAACTGTGGTAAGACCGAAAGGGAGAGGGATGAGGATGGACAACAGATATTCTACTTGTTCCCTAATGGCATGTGGCGTTGTACAAATTGTGGAGGTGAGGGTGTATGGAAGAGCTGAAACGTTGTACCAGGTGGATTAAGAATGACAAGCTACGAGCCTGGACAGAGGAGTGCCTGCAGAAGGCACCTGACTACTTTTGGAAGGTACCAGCCAGCAGCACAGGTAAGTACCACCCAGAGTTTGCACAAGGTGAGGGAGGGTTAGTAAGACATACCAGGGTTGCAGTGTACATTGCATTACAGTTGTTCGACCTTGAGAGGTTCACACCACTGGAGGAGGATATTGCTATATCAGCACTAATCCTACACGACACCTGCAAACATGGGCTGGAAGGAGCAGACCACACGGTATCAGGACATGGCAGGATTGCCCAGGAACTGTACTGTAGTGATGCACCAGAAGGTTCCGTCAGGTGGAGAGTTGGCAGGTGCATAGCCAGTCATATGGGTAACTGGGATACACCCAGACCAAGCGACGAACTGGAGTGGTTCGTGCATTTGTGTGACTTCCTAGCTAGCAGGAAGTGGGTACAACCAGACCTTGATAAAATTAATTGCTGAATAGAGGGTTGTATTAAGAGAGAGCAGATATAATTAGGTAGAGCTGAAAGTCTACACTTTATGTGGGCTTTCAGTTTCTAATTCAACAATGTAAGGAGGTTAATCAATGAACAGTAAACAGTTAGTAGAGTCCTACCTGCACAGGAAGACCTGGATGGTAGAAGAGAACAGTAATGCACCGTTTAGCTTTGGTGCCATGCAAAGGTACTTTGGAGAGGAGGTTGCGAAGGAGTATTGGTTGAATGTGGTGTATCCAAGTGAGATAGCCGATGCCCATAGAAGAGGTGATTTTCATATCCATGACCTGGGAGGGCTGACACTGTATTGTTGTGGCTATAGCCTGAAGCAGATTATCCAGAAGGGTGTTACAGGTGTACCGAATATCCCACGAAGTAAGCCAGCTAAACACTTTGCGTCAATCATCAACCATATCGTGAACCTGGCAACCATATTCCAGAATGAGATTAAGGGAGCAGTTGCCTTCAACAGTGTGGATACCCTACTGGCACCGTTCGTGAGAGTTGACAACTTATCATTCGAGGAGACCAAGCAAAACCTACAGAACTTAATATTCAGCCTTAACTCAAATAGCAGGGTTGGAGCCGAGCCTGCATTCACCAATATGACATTCGACTTAACACCACCGAGAGACCTAAAGGATGAGAAAGTGTGGGTGGGTACGAACCAGCTTGACTTCACCTATGGAGAGTGCCAGAAGGAAATGGACATGATTAACAAGGCATTCTTCGAACTCATGCTTGAGGGTGATGCAGATGGAAGACCATTTGGCTACCCAATACCGACATATAATATTCATAAGGACTTTGACTGGGACAATCCCAATCTGCAGGGGTTATGGGAGATGGCAGGTAAGTATGGCTATCCGTATTTCGCCAACTTCATAAACTCTGACCTACAGGTGGAAGACGTGCGTAGTATGTGCTGCAGGCTGAACCTTGACCTTAGAGAACTCAAGAAGAGGAATGGAGGTTTGTTCGGTAGTGCAGACAGCACAGGTTCCATAGGTGTGGTTACTATCAACATGCCACGTATTGCATACGAGAGCAGGGGTGACATGAGGTTATTCTACGAACTACTGGAGGAACGTATGGAGCTTGCCAAGGAGAGCTTGGAAATCAAGCGTAAGTGGTTGCAGAAGAATATTCTGGACACTAATGCCATACCTGCATACATGGAATACGTGGGAACACTGCATAATCACTTCTCCACAATTGGAGTCATTGGCTTAAATGAGATGTGTGAGAATATGCTGGGTTGTGGTATCACAGATAAGGAAGGTAAGGCTTGGAGTATAGAGGTTCTACACTTCATGAGAGATAAGCTGTCTGACTTCCAGGAGGAAACAGGCAACTTCTACAACTTAGAGGCAACACCAGCAGAAGGGTGTACGTATAGCCTTGCTAAGAAAGACCTGGAACAGTACCCAGGCATCATCACCCAAGGAACCGAGGATGCACCATACTATACCAACAGTTGCCATATGCCAGTGTGTGAGGTAGAGAGTGTGAAGCAGTTAGTTGACCACCAAGATGACCTACAGGTGTTATTCACAGGTGGAACCGTTGTCCACTTCTATCTTGATGGACCAATTTCTGCAAGACAAGCCAAGCACACGGTCAGAACAGTGTGTGAGAATTACAGACTACCATATATCAGCCTTTCCCCAATAAATGCTTTCTGTGACAAGCACGGTATGGTTGACCACGACCATGGCAAGTGTGTTATCTGTGGTAGTGAGGTGGAACTGTACCAGAGAGTAACGGGCTACATCAGGAAGGTGAGATATTTCAATAAGGGTAAGAAGAGTGAGTTCAGAGATAGAAGGCAGTTGGTGTTGGAATGATGATAAGACACAAGGGAATTGAACACACCGTGTATGGTGAGGCACCATTCCTGGCAGCAAGAATATGTGCCATAGGATGCAGCAGGGGTTGTCCAGGGTGCCACAATGAACAACTCAAGAACGACGACTCACTCATTAGAACACAGGAGGTACAAGAAATCGTTGAAGGGGTTCGTAGCAACTTCTTCAACGAGGGGCTTGTACTGGGTGGATTGGAATGGACAGAACAGCCTGCAGAAATGCAGGCACTTATTCATGCATGCAAGGAAGCAGGGCTACAGGTGATGTTGTACACAGGTATGACAGAGGAACAGTTCATCAAGAGGTTTGGTGAACCAGATGGTATATGGGTAAAATACGGTTCCTATGTTCCAGGAGGGGAGCCACATGAGATGTACGGGGTAAAGTTAGCAAGTTCCAACCAAATAATCAAGAAATATTTCTGAAATTACTGATAAACTATGTGCTTTTTCTCTTGAGATGAGATATAATATAATGTGAGGTAGTATAGAAAAAATCGACTTTGTTTCTTGTGAGAGAGAAGCAGAGGAGGAAACTGAGAAGAATTTGCGAGAAGAGGGAGGTGAAGGTGGATGAAGGTGATAGGATACTCCAGCAGATGTAAGATATGTAACTCACCACACAGGGCAACCGTTGAGGAGTGGATGACCAGTGGTGAGATGACATTGGTTGAAGCAGAGGAACGAAGCACAAAGGAGCTGGGGGAGTTCTTCAGTAGGACATCTATTTGGCGTCATATGAAAGACCACTTTGTAAGCAAGGAAGACGTCAAGAAGGTGTACACGGAGAAGAAGGCAAAAGACCTTGCCAAACTCAAGGAAGAAGAGTTTGATGCAGCACAAGAGAAGAGCAGGTTGTTGCAAGCCAAATATATAGAAGGCAATCTGACAGAGCTTGAGAAACTTGATGACATGATTGAGAAGGATTATGCCATGTATGTGCGAACCGTTGAACTTATGAAGGAAAAGCTGGAGAGCAAGCTAGCACCCAAACCACTGGTTGACTTCCTGAGAGTGCTGAACTCCAACATCAACACCAGCTTGAAGACCAAGGCAGAGTTACTGGGAACTGATGCTGAAGGTAGGAAGGCAAGTGTGATGGAGACTTGGATTGATATAATCGGGAGCGTTGGTGTAGATGATTAGTACAGGTGTAGCAAAGGCAGTGCTACAACGTTCCCAGCAAGAACCTACATGGTGGGTAAATAATATATTAGGTAACAACCTGTGGAGCACACAACAGGAAATCATCAATTCAGTTAAGAACAATCAAGAAACCGTTGTAGCCAGTTGTCACGGTGCAGGCAAGAGTTTCACAGCAGCAAACGTTGCATTATGGTACCTGTTCAATCATAAGCCAAGCGTGGTGATTACCACAGCACCTACAGACCGACAGGTTAAAGGTATTCTGTGGAAGGAGATTAGGTTAGCACACAGCAGGGCTAGAGTGCCTTTAGGAGGCAAGCTACTTACCCAGGAGCTGAAGCTAGACACCAACTGGTGGGCATGGGGCTTTACAGCACCAGAGTATGACCCAGATAGGTTCCAAGGTTTCCACGAAGTTAACATACTTGTTATTGTGGATGAGGCAGCAGGTGTGAGTGAACAGATATATGAGGCAATCGACGGTGTTCTTACAAGTCAGCACTCTAGGTTACTGATGATAGGAAACCCAACTAATGCAGCAGGTAGGTTTGGACAAGCATTCAAGACACCTGGCATAAAGAAGTTCTACATCAGTGCATATGACACACCGAACTTCACGACCTTTGGCATAACCGAGGAGGACATTGCTAACGGAACTTGGCAGGACAAGATTACAGGTGAGTTGCCAGCACCATATCTAGTAACTCCACAGTGGGTTGCCAAGAGATATCAGAGATGGGGCAAGGACTCACCACTATACCAGGCGAGGGTATTAGGGCAGTTCCCAGAACAAGGAGACGATACACTAATACCGTTGAGTTGGATAGAGGCAGCAGTGAAGAGGGAGTTGGAACCTGGAGAGCCTATAGAATTAGGTGTAGACGTTGCAAGGTATGGACAAGACGAGAGTGTTTGGGTTATAAGACGAGGTTCTGTAGCAAGGCTATACCTGACTAAGGCAATGGGCGATACCATGGAGACAACAGGACTGTGTGTTAAGAGCAGGAAGGAAACCAAGGCTACTAAGATAAAGGTGGATGCAGATGGGCTAGGAGCAGGAGTATACGACCGACTGAAAGAGTTAGGGGAACCTGCACTAGAAATGCGTTCAGGAATGGCTGCAACTGACAGTGAACGGTTTGCCAATAAGCGTGCCGAATGGTGGTGGGGCTTGAGAGAACGGTTCGAGTCAGGTGACATAGACATTGAGGATGACGAGGAGCTTATCAGTCAACTGTCCAACATCAAGTACAAGATTAACAGCAGAGGACAGATACAGATTGAGAGCAAGGATGATATGAAGAAGAGAGGTTTACCTTCTCCTGACAGAGCTGATGCCTTGATGTTGGCATTCGCACAACAGAAGGAAATTAAGCCAGTGAGACTTAGAGCAAGAAGTGTAGGAAGGTGGTGATTGAATGAACAGACCATTTGCGTATGTAACTAAGAGTGGTAAAGTGGTGAGAGATGATATCTTACAACAATATGCAATAAAGAGTGACAGCAAGCAGATACTTGCAGACAGTTTCCAGAGTTCATATACCCAGGGGCTGGTGCAACCGTTGTACAATCCAGAAGCACTGGCAAGGGTGCTGGAGATGAACACGTACCACTATAGAGCCTGCAAGACCAAGGCAAGGGATACAGCAGGGCTGGGATGGAGTTTGCGACCGTTGAAGGAGAACCCAAGCGACGAACAATACAAGAAGCTTGACGACTTCTTCAGTGAGATGCATGAGCCAGTAAGTAAAACTTTTGACAAGATAATGCTGGACTATGAGGCAATAGGTTATGGCTGTGCCGAGCTGACAAGGGTGAATTATGACCCAGACGGGGAGCCTGCCAACCTGGTTCATATGCCAGCACATACAGTACGAATTCATAAGGATGGCAACAGATTCGTGCAGATACGTGGCAACAAGAGACGTTGGTTCAAGCGTATAGGGTTCGAGTATGATGTTCACTGTGATACAGGTGAAATTAAACCACTAGGTTCAATCCCACCTAAATATCGAGCTACTGAAATCATGTGGTTCGTCAACTACACACCACGTAGTGACTATTATGGATTACCTGATATTATACCAGCACTGGGAGCAGTGCATGGTGACATTGCCAGACGAGACTACAATATAGCATTCTTTGACAACTGGGGTGTGCCAGCTTATGCAGTGTTCATTACA